GGCAAGTAGGAATACCCTCATTATCTATAACTGGTGCTGTGTAGGTTGGTGCAGGGTACATATCTGTTTCATTGGCATAGAAACCTTCTGGGGAATAAGGATTGCGAAATCTCTCATGTGGGTTTAAATCCATTGGACTCATAGGCGTACTTGCAGAAACATTTTGTCCTAAATAATTATTTATAACTGATTGAGCATCTGTGCCTTGCATGAAAGGAGTAAAAACCATTATCTTCTTCCCTCTGTCATGATGGCTGAATCAATTATTTTTGTTGCCAATTTTTCTTTTTCCATTTTTCTGCCTTCTTCTTGTTTAATAATATCGGTTGCTAGTTTTTGTTGATCTAAGTCTAGTTTTTGTTTTTTAAGTA